CGGACGATCTCGGCGCCGAGGGCGTGCGGGCGTTTGCGCTCGCTTCGCGTCACGTCGCGAGCCTACCTGACGCCGAGAAGTATCACGATGCGGTGCTGCGTTTCGCTCGAGCAGTCGACCTTGTGGAAGAGGTTCGGCGCGAGTGGATTGATCATGGCCGGCCGAAGCTGACCGAGTATTCAAATGGCGCGCTGGCTCCGCATCCGCTGGTGAAGTTGCTGGCGGAGGCTGAGAAGGATGCGGCGCGTGCTGGTCGCGCTCTCAAGTTGGAGCCGGAGGCGTTGAAGCGTCCGCCTGGTCGTCCTCCTGGCGCGGCGAGTGTGTCGGATCGGAAGGCGCCGCCGGTAGTGCGGCTCTCGTCGAAGCGGGTGGCGAAGTGACGACGACGGCGATGCGTTTCGAGGAGTACGCGGTAGGGTCGCGCGTTGAGCATTTCGCGTATTGGTGCGACGAGTTCCTTGAGCAGTCGATTGACCAGTTCGCCGGCGAGCCGCTGGAGCTGGAGCCGTGGCAGTTGGAGATCATGGGTGAGGCGTTGGCGACGGCGGATGAGGATGGCGTGGCGCCGTATTGGCGGTCGGCGATTATTCTCGTGCCGCGAAAAAACGGCAAGACGACCATGTTGGCGGCGTATGCGCTGTATCGGTTGTTCAATGATGAGACGCAGCCGGAGATCCTGCTGGCGGCGGCGTCGGATAAGCAGGCTGGCCGGTTGTTCGACACTTGCGTTCAGTTCATTCGGCGCTCGCCGATCTTGTCGGAGGCGGTGGCGCTTCGCGAATACATCGGCGAGATCAGTCGGGCGGATGGTGGTGGGAAGATCCTGCGGATGGCGTCGAGCGCGGATAATCTCCACGGCTATTCGCCGAGTCTGGTGGTGGCGGACGAGCTTCATGCGTGGACGAAGCCGTCGCAGCGGAAGGCGTGGGCGGCGTTGACGACGGCTGGTGGTGCGCGCGTCAATACTCAGGTGTTCACGATCACGACGGCTGGCGATGCGAATGAGCGCGACCACTCGATCCTCGGCCGCCTACTCGACAGGAATGAGGCGATCGGCGAACTCGAGAAGCATCCGGGCCTGACGATCTCGCGGAACCACGACGCGCGTACACTCATCTACAACTATGCGGCGCCGACGAAGGATCCGGCGAACGTCGCGGCGATGAAGTTGGCGAACCCGGCGTCGTGGATCACGGAGGAGTATCTGGCGCGCCAGGCGGCGAATCCCGAGTTGACACCGGAGGAGGTCCTCCAGTTTCACGGGTGCGTGTGGGTGGCGGGTTCGTCGTCATGGATCACGGCGGATTGGTGGAATGCGGCGGTCGAGCGCGACGCTGCGATCCCGGTGGGTGCTCGTGTTTCGGTCGGTGTCGATGTCGGCATCGTCCATGATGCGACGGCGGTGGTGATGGCGCACGAGCGCGAGGATGGCTCGGTGGTGATCGAGGCTGAGGTGTGGACGCCGAGGCCGGGCGCGAACGTCGACCTGTCTGATGTTGAGGAGCATATTCGGCGCTTGTCGCGCGACTATCAGGTCGCCGGCGTGTTCTATGATCCGCGATTTTTCGAGCGGTCCGCTCAGGTGCTGGACGCTGAGGGGATTGTGATGGTGACGATGCCGCAGAACTCGGCGACGATGGCGGATGCTTATCAGACGTTCTATGCGATGATCGGCGAGGGTAAGGTGCGGCATTCGGGCCGCGACGAAACGCTGACGGCGCACGCTTTGGGAGCTGCGGCGCAGATGACTGATCGGGGGTGGAGGGTGTCGAAGATGAGGCAGCGCCAGCGGATCGACGCGCTGGTGGCGTCGGTGATGGCCGTGTATGGTGCGGCGGTGCAGTCCGAGTCGGCTGTGATGCCAGGATTCTTCGCCGCATGAATCGGGCGGGTATCATACTCCTAATGGAAGTTGCGGGCGTGGTGTTCGTCTCGCTCGGCGCGGGCATGATTTTTGCGCCGGCGGGCATCATCACGGCCGGAGTGTTCCTGCTCCTGTTCGCGTTCGCTATCGAGAGGTCGAGTGCTTAGCCGCATCTTCAATCCAAGCGTCGACCTCGAGGATCGCGCGATCAGTTTCCAGACGATCTTCGGATCGGGCGGGGACCTGATGATGACGACGAACGCTGGCGTCACGATGAGTCAGGACGAGTCGCTGAAGCTCGGCACCGTCTACGCGTGTGTGCGGCTGATCGCCGATTCGATTTCGACGCTGCCGGTCGATACGTTCGTCCGGCGTGATGGGACGCGGACGCCGTTCCGGCCTCGGCCGGAGTGGCTCGATTCGCCCGAGGTTGGCGTGTCGAGGACGGAGCATTTTCAGCAGGTGCTGGTGTCGCTGCTGATCAACGGGAACGCGTTCATCAGGATTCTCCGCGACGATCAGGGCATCGCCGGCCTCGCCGTGCTGAACCCTCGGAGCGTCGAGGTGCGTCTCGATCGGGTGACGCGCAGGCCCGAGTTCGTCTATGACAATCGCGTCGTCATTCCGAATGAGGACATGCTCCACATCACGGAGCTGCGTCTGCCTGGCGAGCTGCGCGGCCGCTCGAGGATCGAACTGGTCCGCGACACGCTCGGGCTGGCGAAGGCTCTCGATACGTTCGCGCAGCTGTTTTTCGGTCAGGGGTCGACGGTCGGCGGGATCATCGAGTATCCGGGCGCGCTGACGCGCGAGCAGGCAAAGGACCTCGCCGACTCATTCGAGCTTCAGCACAAGAGCGTCCGCCGGTCGCACCGGCCTGGCGTGCTGTTCGGTGGTGCGAAGTTCACGAAGACGAGCGTCGAGCCGAATGAGGCGCAGATGCTGGAATCGCGCCAGTTCGCGGTGGAGGAGATCGCGCGGACGTTCCGGTGCCCGCCGAGCATGATCGGCGTGACGACGCCGGGCGCGATGAGTTACGCGAGCGTGGAGCAGAACGGCATCCAGTTCGTGCAGCACACGCTCCGCCCGTACATCGTGAAGATCGAGGACGCGTACTCGACGCTGCTGCCTGGCGTCGCGTTCCTGAAGTTCAATGTCGACGCGCTGCAACGTGGCGATCAGGAGAGCCGCTACGCGGCGCACGCGTCGGCGCTCGTGAATGGGTGGGCGTCGATCAACGATATCCGCCGGATCGAGGACATGCCGCCGGTGAATGGCGGCGACGTGTACCGCGTGCCGCTCGCGAACGTCGACCTCGACGCGGCGAACCTGACGGAGCTGGAGAAGAAGAGCGGCATCGTCCAGCGCCTCGTCTTCTCGGGCTTCGATCCGGCGGCGATTCTGGCGGCGCTCGAGTTGCCGCCGATTCCGCACACGGGTCTGCCGACAACGCAGCTTCAGCCGATCAGTCAGATCGACCCGGAGAATCCGAAGGCGGCCTATCCGGTGGATGGGGAGGCGTAGTCGTGGCGATCACTCAGGAGGTGTATACGCTGGGCACGGCGTCGGAGCAGATTCTCGCGCCGAGTGCTGACGCGCAGCGCGTGACGATCAGCAATCTCCAGCCCGACCCGATCGATGGTGGTTACTCGCGCGAGGGTTACGCGTTTGAGATGAGTCGCGTCTTCACGATCGCGGCGCCTGGGACTGCTCAGTTCTCTCTGGCGACGCCGAGCGGTGGCGCCCAGTTCGTCTCGTATCAGATCGTCTCGACGAATGCTCAGGTAACGGCGACGCTGATCGAGGGCGCCACGGTCGCGTCGGCTGGCACGCCGATCCCCTCGTATAACCTGAACCGCCAGTCGTCGTCCACGGCCGTTTCGGTGCTCGATACGGCGACGAGCGTGTCGGGCGGCACGGTGATCGCGACTGAGTTGATCACGTCGGCGCATAAGGTTTCGGCGTCAGCATCGTCGGAGAAGGTCTACACGCTGAAGCCTTCGGAGACGTACGCGATGCGATTCGTGAATGAGGGGAATCAGACGACGACGATCTATTTCGATCTTGTCTTCGTGGAGCAGTTCAACGGCCAGCACGACGTTTGGCTCGGACTGAAGGACGAGTCGTATCGGCTGCGCGGCGGCGAGGAGGTCCAGCTGTTCATGGAGGCTGGCGAGTCGATCTATGCGCTCGGGGGCGGCACTCCTGTTCGGGTGGCCGTGATCAGGCAGGACTAGTCGGTGCCGTATTTCATCACGGATTCGGCGGAGGGTTGCGCGGGGTGGGCGACGATCAAGGATGACGGCGAGGTGATTGGCTGTCACGAGTCGAAGCAGGCCGCGATTGATCAGATGGTCGCCGTGTCGATCGCTGAGGGTATGGAGCCTGGCGGCGAGCGGAACCTTGACGGTCCGCGGGCGATCATTGTCGATATCGATGGGACGCTGCTGACGTTCGAGGGCCGGCCGATCGAGAATGTCGTCCGCTTCGTCGACGAGTACGAGGGCGAGGTGATCATCGTGACGGCGCGTCTGGAGGAGACGCGCGACGAGACGATCGCCGAGCTCGACGCGGCCGACGTCGACTGGGACCAGCTGTTCATGAAGCCGAACGCGGATGCCGATTCGGTGGCATTCAAGTCTGAGACGGTGAAGGATCTTCTCGATATCTACAACATCGAAGTGGCGATCGAGGATGATGAGGACGTGCGCGCCGAGTATGCGCGGATCGGCATCACGGTTCTCACTCCTGACGCGGTGGATCCTGCCGAGTTGCCGGAGATGGTCGAGCGCCAGGTCGACCTGACGCTTCCTCAGTATGTGCGGGACGCGGCTGCGCGTGGTCTCGAGTTGCGCGCCGAGGGGTATGGTGGTGATGGGTTGGTGGAGCGGACGATTCGCGAGGCGCGGCTGATGGCGCGCGGCGAGGTGTCGGAGGATAAGGTCGTCCGTGTTGCCGCCTGGGCAGCACGCCATATGGTCGATCTTGACGCGCCGCAGAACTCTGACCCTGAGGCTGATGGTTGGCCGGGCGCCGGCGCCGTAGCGTTCTACCTCTGGGGTATCGACCCGCTGGATCCGATGCCGGCGATCGCGTGGTTCGAGCGGAAGCGCGACGAGATCCGCGAGGAGGAGGAGGATGAGAATCGGCGCTGGTACGGGGCGCTTCAGGTTCGCGAGCGGCCCGGTGCTACTCTGTTTCGTATGGAGAACGGAGTCGAGACGCGCCGCGTCAACGTGAACGAGTTCGAGATCCGCGACGCCACGGAGGGCCACGGCTCGACGTTCGTCGGATATGGCGCGGTGTTCAACTCGCCGAGCCAGCCGCTGCCGTTCATTGAGCGGATCGCTCCTGGCGCGTTCTCGCGGTCGCTGCGCTCGCGGAACGAGATCAAGCTATTCGTGAATCACGACACGAGCCGCGTGCTCGCGTCGAAGCGCGCCGGCACGCTCAGGCTCGCCGAGGACTCCCACGGCCTTCGCGTTGAGGCGGATCTGCCCGACACGACGGACGGGCGCGACATGGCGGTCCTGCTGAAGCGCGGCGACGTCGACTCCATGTCGTTCGGATTCTCCGTCCCGAAGGGCGGCGACTCGTGGAGCGATGATGGTCAGCAGCGCGAGCTGCGCGAGGTGCGTCTCCACGAGGTGTCGATCGTGACGGGCTTCCCCGCGTACGAGGCGACGAGCGCTAGCGTCCGCAGCCTCGACGGCCTCGTCGACGCGACCGGCCTGGAGGCTGAGAAGCTGAACGCTGCCCTCTCGGCGCTCGAGGCTGGCGAGACGCTGGATGAGGAACTCGCGGGCGTGCTCGATGCGGCGGTGACGAAGCTGCGCGCATCGCGTGATGATGCGGCGGCGTCTCTGGCGCTGAAGCAGAAGCAGCTTGACGTGCTGCTCGCGCGCGTCTAGTATCGCGCTAACGCTTTTCTCCTCACCACCTGAGACGAGGCTTTCCTTTCCGCCTCGTCCGCCAGTCCGCAACGGCCGCCTCCGGGCGGTCGTTGTCGTTCTAGTTTCCCATATTTCTCGGGTTATCCTATTGGTGCCTGTTCGCGGAGCCGCGTCGGGTGTTCGCCTTGCGGAGCCGCAGGCGTGTCCAGTCAATCTCGATTCCTAGAAAGGGGATCATGGTGTCCGATTACATCAAGCGCCAGCACGATCTCCGTCAGGCGGCGTGGC